ACAGTTAAAAGAAGCTGAACAAGAACCTTATAACACATTTATGGATCAATGTGTTGGTTCAAAACATACAGAGGAATCTGCAAAAGCATCGGGTAATAAAAGAGCAAAGAAAGGCATCAGAAAATCATCCGCCACTTGTAGGAATGAGTGGGATGCTCTACAAACCTAATGAAAAAACTTCTTTTATTATTAGGACTGTTATTCACCACTAATGCAGTAGCAGACAATAACACTAATTGCAGTAACAGTCAGGACTGTTATAATAGTGGAGTCTACATTTACGAAGGTGGTCAAGACCTTGTAGACCTTTATGGTAATCATATAGCCACATCTTACAATCTTAATTCAAGTGATGATAGCTGGTCAGCAGATGTATCCCTTGGTATGGAATGGGATAGATGGGGCCAAACTTGGTCTCACGCTAAAATGTCAACCAACGGTTGTGTAAACCTTAGAAGCGGATCATCTGGTGGCAGTTCATCTAACTGTCAGGACTATACACCACAATCCTTACCCTACAGAGATTATACCTTATATCCTTTTTGGACTGATTTAATCAGAGGTAATGCAAGCCAGACAGATGGGCAACACGCCTCCAAGATGTTATTTAAAGACTTTGGTGATTATGTTGTTTTTGGTTGGTATTACATGAGGGAATATAAAAGAAATTCAAGTAATAGTTTTGAAGCAATATTATATGAGAATAATTCTTTTGAATACAGATACAGAGAATTAGACATTATTCAACATGATGTTCTTATCGGTGAACAAGGAAAACACTCTACTACTCCAGCAGATACTAGAACATACTTATATTATAATGATAATCAAAGTGGTTACAATACATTAGATGCTTACTTAGCAAACTCAGGATGGCCTGATCTAGAAAATGGTGGTTCTCTATTCGGTGGAACAGAGACACAAATGTGTGAACTTAATGCTTTATATTCTAGTAACTGTTCGGGTTATGCAGCTGCCTACTTAGCACAACAATGTGCATTGGATACATTATACAATTCGGCATGTGATGGTTATGCCGCAGCTTACTTAGCACAACAATGTGGAATTAATACATTGTATTCAGAGGACTGCACAGGATATGATGCAGCTTACTTAGCTTATCAATGTGGTCAGAATACATTGTATTCAACAAGTTGCACTGGTTATGCAGTTGCACTGTTTTTATACGAATGTGATGTAGATGTATTCTTTTCTAGTTCATGTGATGGATATGCAAGTGCATTAGCTCAGGAAGAAGCATTATATGATGCGATCTATGGAACTAATGATGATATGTATGGATATGATGGAAGTGATGATGGATACGATGAATACGGAAATGAAGACTCTGAATATGGCTATGATGAATATGGTAATGCTTATGCAGAAGAGGATATGTGGTATGACGAAGAATATGACGAATACTTAGACCCTAATGATCCTTGTTTTGAAAACGCTTGTGAAAACTTTACAGATGCAGATTGGTATGCACTAGACATAGAACAATTTGGTCAAGAACAGGTTGATGAGTGGTATGGAGCAGAGGTAGAATTTTCTGAGGAAGGTTATATCGATTATACGGAATATTCAGAAGAGGAATTTTGGACTGCTATTGATGAGGGTATGGATCAATATGATTTAGAACAGGAACAATATCAAGAAGAATTGGAATATCTAGAACAACTAGCAACAGAAGAAGAATATGCTGAAATGTTTACAGAAGAAGCTGTAGAGTATTTTGAAGAAACTTTTGCAAACATGGAAACTGATGCAGATTGGTATGAATATGAAGTAGAAACTTTTGGTCAAGAACAAGTTGATGAATGGTGGGGTGAAGAGGTATCTTTTAGTGAAGAAGGATTTGTTGAAGAAACTTTTTGGGAAGAAACCTCATTCGAAGAAATTTTGGTTGCAACTGCAGATGACATTTATATACTAGAAGAGGTTATTGGTGTTGAAATATTTGTAGAAGAGGACTGGTCAACAGATGAAGTATTAGAAGTTTATGAGGAAGTATTAGAAGATTATGAAAGAGAAGCAATGGAAACCCAAGAAGAGGAAGTCTATGAAGAATTTGAAGAGGCTTATGAAGAATTAGAGGAAGAATTTTTAGAAATAGAAGATGAAGCATTTGAGGAATTAATCAATGAAGAGGAATTAGAAGAACTATTCTTTGAAGACGAGAGTGAAGACGAACTTTTTGAGGAAGAATCAGAAGTTGCAGATGAGGTAGAAGAAACACAAGAGCAAAACGCTACTCCGAGAAGTAGGAATCCAAGTCGCGACAAATCGAAGAGAAGGAGTGTCACAAGTGTCAAAGTTATGATTGCCGCACAAGAACAACAACAACAAGAGATAAAACAGGCAGTATCACAACAGGATTCACCATCACAAGCAGTAGTTTCTGCAATAGATTTTGGTGGTAGTGCAGAAGTATCACAAACAGTTGCAGATGTTGTTAGTTCCCAAATAGATGATGGATCATCATCTGTATCATCAGGTGGTGGTGGTAGTGGTGGATCATCAAGTGGTTCATCAATGGGATCAGGTAGTGTTTCTTATGGAAGTAGTGGTAGTGGTGGATCAAGTGGTGGTGGTAGCAGTGGTGGACAAAGTTTTGCATCAAGTAGTTCTTCACAGGAAATGGCCACTCAAGCTACAGGTGACACTTATGTTGCACAACAAGTAGAACAACAAACAGGTCAAACACAAATAGATGTTGCACAGGTGGTTGAATCTGGCCCAGTCGTATCTGCATTTGAAGTTGCAGAACAACAAGCAGAAGACACTTCTGCACAAGTAGAATTAACATTTGATGATGGGTCTTCATTTGGAACAGCTAGTGTTCAATTTGAAACATCTTTTGATGATGCGTTGGGTGCTGGACAATCCATTGGTCAGTTTTTAAGTAATACAACACCAAGTTTTGCCAAGTTTGAAGTTGCACCACAAACACAATCAGAACAAAGAACAACATCAGCAGTAGAATCATTAGCAGAGAGAGTGGGTGCAGCTCAGACTGAAGCAAACTTACAAGAACAATTTGAACAAGTCCAAGAATCGGGTGGATTTGACTCAGACCAAACAGCAACTGTTGCATACTTAGGTTATAGTGCTGGGTTCTCCCAATATACAGATCAAACACAGATCGCAGATAATGATGATTGGTATATGACCAAATCAATGTATAAAGATAAAAAGATAGATGATAACAAAATGAGTTTTTATATGATGGCAGGGAAAACCCAAGTTAAACTGCAAGAGATGATTAGGAGCCAATACGAATAGGAGTATATGGACACTGACGAACCCGAACAGTTATATCGGACATTATTAATAGAACAAGAGATGATACCCTCACACATCATTTCAGTTTTAATAGAATATTATAAAATGAGTGAGGAAGAAGCAAATTTGGTATCGAGAGAATACCATGCAAAATTAGGAGAAAAAAATGGCAGAAATAGAAGTAGCAGGAGTTAAAGCAAGTGGTTCTAAATTACTACTTATACTCCCAGTATTAGGAACACTAATTGGTGGCCTATGGGGTGGTTTTGAACTCTATAGTCGTCTTCTAGATGCAGAGGAAAAACTGATGGCGTTAGACCCTGAGGAAATTACACAACAAGTGGAATTATTCAGAGAGACCTCAACGCTTGAATTAAAGAACCTTCAAGAGTTAACTACAGTAATCAAGGAAGACCTTGCAGAAGATATTACTGAAGCTGTTAGACTTGCAAGATCAGTTGAAACAAGTTCTGCAACTACTCAAAGAGAAATCCGAAATGATGTTTACCAAATGGAACGAGAAATGCAAAAGAGATTTCGTGAAATGGAAGCTGACATTAGAGATAATAAATCGGATTTAGAAGAGAAGATTGAGACTATCTTAGAAAACCCACTGAACGATGTGGAATAAAATACCTGTTTGGGTTATATCTACACTTGTCTATGTAATAGGCGGTGCAATACTGTTCGCTATGATTTTTTACACCTAATTTTCCTTCCTAAATATTATTATGGAACTGTTCCCTAAAGCAGTCACACCTGAGTTGACTAGCAGAATATATACTGTTTACCGAAATGCTGACAATCATTATTTCGGTGAAGATCGACACTATCCAAGTGATCTAGGTCATTTTATTTTAAGTAGTTTTACTATCCACGAAATGGGTTTTGTTTGGACTAAATTATTAGAAGATATGTATTCCTTTGCTTGGGCATACGAACCAATTTTGTTTAGAGTGTTAAAATACACGCCAGGCTGTTTTATAGAACCTCATATAGATCAAGCTTGGGATGGTAGTGAAACAGATCATAGTCTTATTATTCAAATGAATCCTACGGATGAATTTAAAGGTGGTATTCCCACTGTTGATGGTGAAGAACATCGTATAGAACAGGGTGATGCTCTAATTTACCAATATGGTGAAGAACATGGAGTTTCAGAGGTGACTGAGGGTGTTCGTTATGCCTTTAATGTAAGAATGAAGAAAGGCCAATTCTCACATAAAGGTATTCCATGGGATCGTGATTACTCACATTTAGAAACCACCTAGCCAATTTCAAAAAAATCTGTATAATAGGTAGTATAGTATTATAAATACTATGGTAGATGCCAATTATGGGTCTACTTAATAAAATAACTTGCTTAATAGCAAAGGAGTTAAAAATGACATTATTCGATGACATTTATGGGAGAACATTCCCATTCGCAATAGGGTTCGACAGAACCTTTCAATTACTGGAAAGAGCTGCAACAACGCATCCTTCCGTTACATATCCACCTTATAACATCGTTAAAGAAGACGATGAAAATTTCTCTATTGAACTTGCAGTCGCAGGCTTTGATAAGAAAGATATTTCGGTCTCAAAAGAGAAAGAAAATCTCATTATAGAAGGTAACTCAGATGAGTCTGACAAGGAGTTTGTCCATAAAGGACTAGCTGCAAGAGCATTTACTCGAAGATTTACTCTTTCAGATGATGTAGAAGTTGGTAAGGTTAAGTATACAAACGGTATTTTAACGGTTGCATTGACTAGGGTTATACCCGAAGAGGACAAACCAGTTAGTTTTAAAATTTCTTAAAAACCATCTTTACGATATACCTGTTATCGTGTATAATGGGTATATCATTTAATAATGAATGAAGTGCATATAGGATGAGTCAATTTAAATCTACAAAAGAGTTCAAAGAGATCGGCCCATGTGCATATAGGAATTGGAGATCAAACACCGATTGCTATTTGCTACACGGTTACGATCGCTCTATAAAATTCGTTTTTGGTTGTGATAATTTAGATAAACAAGGTTTCGTAGTAGACTTTGGTGGTTTAAAAGACATTAAAAGACAATTAGAAGAGTGGTTCGATCACACTGTTATTTTGCAATCCGATGACCCTTTAGTTCCGACATTTCAAAAACTTTCTCAAGAAGGTCACTGTCAATTAAGAACATTCCCATTAATAAGCTGTGAAGGATTAGCACAGTATGTTGGTGAGTATGTTGACGCCTTTTTACTAGAAAGATATGATGGAAGATGTTGGGTTGAAGAAAGTCACCACTCGGAATGTGCAAAAAATAGTGCAATTTATGAACCAAGAAAAGACCCTGATAGATTAATATTTGAAGTATTGACAGACATCAACAAGGAAATGTTGCACGGTGATCTGGCAGTTCTCAAATAATGTTATATTCAGAAATATTTAAAAGTATACAAGGGGAAGGACATTACACAGGAGTAACAACTGTTTGGTTGCGATTTTTTGGTTGTAATCTTGAATGCCAAGGTTTTGGACAAAAAGACCCTACTGATCCATCAACATATAAACTTCCTTATCTTGAAATTCCATTAACAGATATTACAAAGGTAGAAGACTTACCAGTTTTTCCTTATGGTTGTGATTCATCTTATTCATGGTCAAAGAGATATAAACATCTTCAAAAGAAAGAAACTGTTGAAGATGTTGTTGAGAAATTACTTGCTCAATTAAAACATGAGAATCATCTTGCATTTACAGGTGGTGAACCATTACTTAAAGCTGCACAAAAGAACATTGTAAAAATAATAGAATTTCTTGTTGTCTGTATAAAACATCCTATGTCTGTAAAAAGATTTCCGAAGATTACTATTGAAACTAATGGAACAAGAGACTTAATACCCGATTTACATAATACGATACAAGCATCAAATACTGAATTTTTCTTTTCTGTTAGTCCTAAGATATTTGGAACCAGTGGTGAAAAGGATGGAATTAGACCTGAGGTAGTTGCTGGATATAATCGTGCATCATCGGCAGGCCAGTTAAAGTTTGTTTGTAATGGTTCAGATAGGTCTTGGGATGAAATAGAAGATGCAATAAAACAGTTTAGAAAAGCAGGAGTAGAATATCCAGTATGGATAATGCCTGTTGGTGCAACAGAAGAAAGTCAACACGACAATGCAGCTATGGTTGCAGAACAAACAATGGATAGAGGATACAATGTTTCTGCAAGGGTGCATTGTTATATTTGGGGAAATCAAATTGGAACATAAAATGGAAGAATACAATTTAGTAAAAAAGATAACGGATGATATTGATCCGTCAACAGTCACAGCAACGACATATCAAATGAGGAATTTCTTTGCACAATTTAGGGATGGATTTTTCAGTGGTTTAGATGTAATGAATCTTATTCAACATTATAAAGCAGTTGAAATGATGAAGAAAGACTGGGTTGTATTAGATGCTTGTTGTGGAAGAGGATTATTACTTCCATTAATAAGATATTACAGAAGTAATATATCTGAATACATTGGTGTGGATATTTGTGAACCAAATATTGAGAGTCAAAATCGTTGGTCAGGGATCAAAAGAATTGATGATAAAGGAAACACCGAAAAGAAAGGATTAGATTATTACGATTTTAAAGTTAGACATGTATTGTCTAATGTTGCAAATATGGCAGATAAGATTGAACATGAGTCAGTTGATTTCCTAGTTTACACTTCATCTATTGAACACATGCAAAAAGAAGATGGAGCTGCATCTTTACGAGAGTGTTATAAACTATTGAAGCCAGGCCATCAGATGTTTTTGTCTTGTCCTAACACAGTAGAAAAGAAAGACCCTTATGACACTCAATACGCTGCACATTTATATGAGTGGGACTTGGATGAATTAAGAGCAGAATGTGAAGCAACTGGATTTGAAATAAAGAATGTATTTGGTTTACATTCTAAGAAACGAAAGTTTGATAAACTAATGGAAGACAACGAAATGTATCAGAAGTTTAAAGAATACTTACCGACACCTTTTTTAATGTCATTCTTTCCAATAATATATCCCGAATATGCAGATGAGGTTTTACTAATAGTTGAGAAACCCACTAGCAATTTAAGGGAATTTATGGGATAATAGTAGTATGAAATATGATGCAAAATTAGGAAAAGAGGTGCAAGACCATTTAGTTGAGCTGGGTGTAGAAACTCCAATGAACGGTGGTTATGAACATAATGTTGAATATGTTGGAAACAAATTCCGAGATATAATGGAAAAAATTGGTTGTGATATGGATGATGATTCCATGAGGGATAGTCCAAACAGAGTTGCATCAATGTTTTTTGATGAATTATTCAGTGGAATGGATTATAATAAATTTCCTAGATGCACAACTTTTGAAAATAAGATGGCATTTGATTCAATGGTAGTTCAAAAGAATATCATTGTTAAATCAGTTTGTGAACATCATTTTCAAACCATCTATGGTAAATGTCATGTATCTTACATACCAGCTGCCAATGGTTTTGTAATAGGATTATCCAAATTAAATAGAGTAGTAAACTTCTTTGCAAGAAGACCACAAGTTCAAGAACGATTAACAGAACAAGTTTTTAGAGCATTACAACTTATTCTTGGAACAGATAATGTTGCAGTTTATATGGAGTGTGATCACTTCTGTGTAAAAGCAAGAGGTGTTGAAGATGTAAACTCATCTATGGTGACAAGTAGATTGGGTGGTGCATACTTTGATATTCCCGAAGCAAGAAGTGAGTTTATGTCTATCGTTCATAGCCATGATTAATTTTGAATATGTAATCTCAGGTATGACCATGGGAACTGGTGATCTTTATATTAAGGCACCAACTCTTCAACCTTATGCTGAGACTTTTAATAGAAAGATTTGGCACATGAACAGCAAGTATGATTATCAGACTTGTTCAATGTTATTCAATTCTTATACTGAACCAAATCATGGTGAAGTAATTAGAACCTTAATGCCTTCTTGGCATCACCATTTCTCAGACAGTGGTGGGCTTCAACTATCACGAACTAAGGGTGGTTTAACACATGAGATAAAAGATAAAATTTACCGACACCAAGCAGCTTGGTCAGATGTTGCAATGATCTTTGATGATATTCCAGTGGAATTTGACGGTTCAAATAGTGGATGGTCTATGAAAACATCTACAGCTGGTAGACGATTTATTAGAGAAGAGGTTGGTAAAACTGCAAGAACAACTCTTGCAAATGTTAAAAGACAAATAGAAATGTTTGAAGCATTAGGCTCTGACACTAAGGTTACACTTATTGTTCAAGGACAAGATTTAGAATCATATAGAGAATATATTGAAACCATTGTTAATGGTTTAACCGAAAAAGAATTAGAAAGATGTGTTAGTATTTCCCTTGCCTCTGCTTGTAGTGGAAGTGGATTTAATAACCGAATGGAAATGATCTACTCAGTTAAAGATTTTCAAATTCCAATGAGACTTAAAAAGAACATACATTTACTTGGATTAGGTTCACATGAAATGATGATGCCATTTTTTGTATCACCTGACTATTTTGATTTTGTAGAAAATGTATCTTATGATTCATCTACTCAGGCAAACTCATGGTTTTTCTCTAGGTATAGAGATAAAAACTGGATGAATATCGATATGGATAGTCCAGCTACAACAACTAAATCTGAACAAGAGATTTATGAAGAACAATTAGTTCCAGTATTCAGTGATATGTTGAAACAAAATTTTGAAGCTTTTGAAGAATTTGGAATTATCAGTCATGATTTTATGATTCAAGAATGCACTAAGTGGTCAAGAAAGAATACTGATAAAGAAAGATTATACAACAGTGACATAGGTAAAGACGGTGCAAAGTTGATTCCGTTCTTTAATCAGATGCAAGTTGTTGAACATTACATGGACTTTGTAGATAAATATACTAATAACCCATCACTATTGAATGATAGGGGTTTATCGAAGATAACTGATTATGGACAATTTGTTAATGAGTGGTTGCCTTTACAAGGAGCCCAAGATAAATTACCCGAACAATGGGGGGGTTCGTTAAATGAGTTCTTCACCTAAGCTTATATATAAGTATGGTCAGTATAATAAGGACATTCACTATATTGCAGATAATATAGAGTTTACTCATGTGATTGGAATCTACAGAGGTAGTCTTCCTATTGCAACACATTTATCTAATATAAAAAATGTGAAAATGAGCATTATAGGATTTCAAACTAGGGATGGTAAGGACAAGAGTCCAGCTTGGATATTAAACAAGATGGGGCATCAGGTAAACAAAGGAATATTATTAGTAGATGACATTTATGATACTGGAACAACGATGAAAAGCATTTTAAAATTTATAAATAAAGAGAATGTTCATCCAGTATGTTTATTTGGAAGACCTAATAATGAAGATGTGCAATTTTTACATCTTAACGAAGGAAAATGGGTAGTATTCCCATGGGAAGTATAATGACAAAATTATTTGGAACAGTATATCAAGTTGTAGAAAATCCTAATGAGGAAGATGCAGCTATAGAGATTTTAGAAGGAAAATGGATAGGTTTAGTATACCAATATGGTAAAGTTCAATTTGAAGACGGTAAACCTAACTTAAATTTTCAAAGAACGATTAGAAAGCTTCCTGAGTCAGGAGAGGACTTTGAAACACTCCTAAATAATACAGAACTGAACACACTTATGGGTGATATATTAATAGAACTCATAGAGGAAAAGATAAAACATGAACAAAGAGATATTGAAGGAACAGATAAAGAGACATGAGGGTGAAGTGTTAGAAATCTATGAGGATTCTTTAGGATTAAAAACACTTGGAGTAGGTCATTTGATACAACCCGATGATCATGAATATGATCAACCAGTCGGAACACCTGTTTCACAAGATACTGTTGATGGATATTATGAAATAGATTTTCATACACATTTGGTTGAAACTCAACATTTGGTAGATGATTTCGATGATCTTCCCGAAAATATCCAACATGTTTTGGTAAATATGTGTTTTAATTTAGGTGCAACTAGACTTTCTAGATTTAGAAGAATGTTAGGTTGTGCAAATCGTCATGAATGGAAAGAAATGGCAGTAGAAATGGAAGATTCAAGATGGTTCGGTCAAGTAGGTCGAAGGTCTTTAGAATTACAGGAGTTAGTATTAAATGCCTAAGGTAAAATGTTTAAGGTTAGTTGGTGGTCAAACCCTTATTGGATTCGTGGCCACAAATTGGTTAAGACGAACATATACGATTGTAGATTGTAATGTTCTTATATTAGATGCAAATGAAGATACTCAGTCAATGAGTGTTAGTTTTGCACCATGGCATGCTTATGCAAAAGAGTATACCTTTACTGTTCCATGGGGACAAGTTGTTTCATGTTTTGAACCTAGACCAGCTCTTGAAACGAATTATAAAGTTGCCACTGGTAACAAAAGAGGGGAATAATTATATTATGACTATACACATGAAGGATGAAATCCTAAAAACGCTAGTGCTAAGTGCAGATGCACAAATTCAAAAACACACAACGAATGTAGAAATACATTTACAAAATCCAACAGGTGTCGCAGACCATCCTGATCACTTGGAAACAATAGAAAAAGAAATTGAGTTAATTGCAAAATATATTGATATAAAATCTGCTATAGAAACTCAATTTGGAGTAGAAAAGACACTATTAAAAGAATAGATACTGTGGTATAATAACAGTATGGATTTTTATACAAATGTCTGTCGCACACGCGACAAGATTCTCGTCAAAGGATATAAAGATAACAAACAACAAAAGTTGTCTGTTTCATATCGTCCTAATCATTACATTCCATCTAAGAAAGGTGAATCTCCATATCATTCCTTAGATGGTAGACCACTTGAGGTTGTCAATCTCAATTCAATGGGTGGTGCAAGAAAGTTCAGAGAAAAATATAAAGACACTCATGGATTTGAGATTCATGGATATGACAGATATGTCTACACTTATATTGCAGATAAATTCCAAGGGAATATAAAATTCAATCAAGATTTAATCCGAATTGCAGCTCTCGATATTGAGTGTGAATGTGAAGAGGGATTTCCCGAACCAGCCGAAGCAAAAGAAAAGGTTAATGCAATAACCATAAAACCTTTTGGTAAAACAGCACATACATTTGGAATTGGTGAATGGGAAAAACAAGGAGTAATATATCATAACTGTGAAGATGAACATGAATTGTTAAGAGAGTTTATGGGTTATTGGATCAAACAATCGTTTGATATTATTACTGGTTGGAATGTTGATGCTTTTGATGTAACTTATCTTTGTAACCGTATCGATAGATTATTTGGAGACGGTGAACATAAGAAATTATCTCCATGGAAAATGTCTGATGTAAGAGAATGGAATCAGATGGGTTATCAAAAGAACATGGCATACACCTTGTATGGAATTAACATTGTTGATTATTTGGACTTATATAGAAAACATACATTTGTTAATCAAGAGAGTTATAAACTAGATCATATTGCAAATGTAGAATTAGGTAAAGGTAAGTTAGATTATTCTGAGTATGGAAATCTTCATACACTTTACCGAGAGAATTATCATAAGTTCCTAGAGTATAATGTCAGGGATGTAGTTCTTATTGAAGAGTTAGAAGAGAAGTTAGGATTAATTGAATTGGTCTTAACGATGTCTTACAATGCAAAGTGTAATTTTAATGATACTTTTGGAATGGTTAAGTATTGGGAAACCATCATTTACAACTTCTTAAAAGAACAGAACATTGCAACACCACCACAAAAACTTAGAAGAGATGGAAAGACTCATTCGATTGTCGGAGCTTATGTAAAAGAACCACAAGTGGGTGGTCATAATTGGGTGGTGTCATTTGACTTGAATAGTCTATATCCTCACTTAATTATGCAGTATAATATTTCTCCTGAGAAGATGATTAAAGGTAAGGTCGATATAAGTGTCGCAAGTGTCCTAAGCCGTGATTTCAATCGAGAAGTAGAATTAAGGAAACTTTCCGCAATTTCAAATATAGACAACTTTACGGTAACACCTAATGGGGCAGTGTTCAATCGAGACAAACAAGGTTTCCTTCCCGAACTCATGGAAAAATTCTATGATGAAAGAAGTATGTGGAAAAAGAAAATGATTAAGTATCAGGTTGAATATCAGAGTGCAGATGCAGAAAGAAGAGTTAAACTAGACACCTTAATTAAACGAGCTTATAACAACCAACAAGTCAGAAAGATCGCCTTAAACAGTGCATACGGAGCTCTTGCTAATCAATACTTTGCCTTCTTTAATGTTGATCTTGCAGAGGCAATTACAACCTCAGGACAGATGGTAATCAAATGGGCTGAAAAAACTATTAATGATTACCTTAATAAGATTCTCCAAACAGAGGACGAAGACTATGTGATTGCAATGGATACGGATTCGGTATACATTACTATGGATAAATTGGTATCCCAAGTGTTTGATGATGACACTCCAAAGAATAAAATTATTGATTTTTTAGATACGGTTGCAAAGGACAAAATTGAGGATGTATTGACAGATGGATTTAAAGACCTTGCAGAATACACCAACGCGTTCCAACAAAAGATGGAAATGGGTAGAGAGGTAATTGCAGACAGAGGTATTTGGACTGCAAAGAAAAGATATATTCTTAATGTATATGATTCAGAGGGTGTTAGATATTCAGAACCAAAACTCAAAATGATGGGTATTGAAACTGCAAAGAGTTCTACACCACAATGGATTAGAGGAAAATTAACCGAAGCATTTAAATTGGTTATGACAGAAGATGAAGAGGTGTTATGGGATTTTGTGGAGAATGCACGAAAAGAATTTAGGAATTTACCACCTGAGGAAGTAGCATCACCGAGAGGAGTTAATAATCTTGAACAGTATACTGACACTACACATATCTACGGTAAAGGAACACCAATCCATGTCAGAGGGTCTTTGTTATTTAATCATCTATTGAAAAAGAAGAACATTAATAAACGATATGAATTGATTAAGAGTGGAGACAAGATTCATTTTGCATATCTTACAGTTCCAAACCCGATAAATGAAAATGTTATCTCATTTATGAGTGTTTTACCACACGAATTAGATTTAAAACGATTTATTGATTATGATAAACAGTTTGATAAGGCATTTATCGAACCATTGAAGGCAGTTATTAATTTAATTGACTGGAATGTTGAACCTGTCGCAAGTTTAGATTCTTTCTTTCAATAAATAGAATTGGGTATACTATGAATCCATTTATATATAAAGCTAAAGTATTAAGAGTAGTTGACGGTGATACCATTGATGTGATGTTAGACCTAGGCTTCAACTTCTTTCAAAAAGGACGAGTAAGACTCGTTGGCATCGACACGCCTGAAAGCCGAACAAGAGACAAAGTAGAAAAGAAATTTGGTCTCTTAGCAAAATATTATCTTAAAGATTGGATAGAACAATACGATCACATTTTAGTTGAGAGTTCTGCTAAAGGAAAATTTGGTAGAATCTTGGGTAATTTATATGATCCAGCTAAAACAGAATGTTTCAATGAAATGGTTATTCGGGATCATCATGCAGTTCCTTATGAAGGACAAAGCAAAGATGATATTAAAAAAGGTCATTTAGAAAATAGGAAGTGGCTCATTGAGAACGGTCAAGGGCCAGAGTGATGGAAATTACAGCAATGGACATAGTGTATGTTATCCTCATAGGGATATTATATGCAATAGTTCTTTGTATGGAAGTTCAGATAAAATCAATCAAGACCATGATGGAAGAAAGATGGTTAGACCACCAAGAACCAATGAACGGTCAAAAACCCAAAGAAAAAACCTAAAACCCTCTATACAAATCCAACAATATATATTATAATGTATATACATTATGAGAGGTGGATATGTCATTTATAAAAGACTTAATCAAATCCAGTGGTAACGAGTATGCAAGTCTCGTATCAGAAGGTGTAGCAGCTGGTGATGTAGATTCATTTATTGATACTGGATCATACATTTTCAATGCACTTTTAAGTGGTTCACTATACGGTGGACTACCATCAAACAAAATCACAGCACTGGCAGGGGAATCTGCAACAGGTAAGACATTCTTTGCATTAGGAGTATGTCAAAAATTCCTTGAAGATAATCCCAAAGCTGCAGTTGTTTACTTTGAAAGTGAATCTGCACTAACAAAAGATATGATTGAATCAAGAGGTATTGATTCTAGTCGTATTATAATTGTTCCAGTAGTTACTGTTCAAGAGTTCCGAAATCAATCGTTAAATATCTTAGACAAATATCTAGAAACAGAAGAGTCTAAAAGACCACCTATGTTATTTGTATTGGATTCACTTGGTATGTTATCAACTACCAAAGAGATTGAGGATACAGCAGCTGGTAAGGAAACTAGAGATATGACTCGGGCACAAATTGTTAAAGGAACATTTAGAGTCCTTACATTAAAACTTGGTCGTGCAAAAGTTCCTATGATTGTAACTAATCACACTTATGATGTAATAGGTTCAATGTTCCCACAAAAAGAGATGGGTGGTGGTAGTGGATTGAAGTATGCAGCTTCATCTATAATCTATCTATCTAGAAAAAAAGAAAAAGATGGGAAAGAAGTTATTGGAAATATCATACATTGCAAGAACGCAAAATCTAGATTAACCGTAGAGAATAGAATAGTCGATGTCAGATTAACTTATGACAAAGGACTTGATAGATATTACGGTCTATTAGAAATGGCACTTGCATTTGACATCTTTAAAAAGTCTTCAACAAGGGTTGAACTTCCAAATGGTAAAACAGAATTTGGTAAGACAATTAATAACAATCCTGAGAAATACTTTACAGAAGATGTTATGGATCAATTAGAACAGGCAGCAAACAAATATTTTAGTTATGGAACAGAGATTAGAACAGACAATACTCAGGAACCTAGTTCAGAGTGAAGAATATTCACGGAAAGTAATTCCTTTTTTAAGATCGGAGTATTTCACCGAAAGTGATGAAAAGACTGTATTTTCAGAAATACAGGATTACTTCTTTAAATATACTAAAACACCAACAACTGAGGCACTTCTCATAAATCTTGACAATAATACTTCTCTCAATGAAGTAGTTGTCAAAAATTCAAAATCAGTTGTTAACGATTTTAGTAGAAATAAAGAAGAAACACCACAAGAATGGTTGATTGATGAGACTGAACAATGGTGCAAAGATAGAGCAATCTATATTGCAGTCATGGACAGTATCGAGGTAATCGATAAAACTTCTCAAAGATCAACTGGTGAAATACCCGAACTTCTCAAGGATGCACTTTCCGTGTCTTTTGATACTCATATAGGTCATGATGTATTAGAGGACGAAGAAAAAAGATTTGATTTTTATCATACAGATGAAGAGAAACTTCCGTTTGATTTAGAGTATTTCAATAAAATCACCAAAGGTGGATTACCCAATAAGACATTAAACATTTGTTTGGCAGGAACAGGTGTTGGTAAATCATTGTTCATGTGTCACATGGCAAGTGCAAGTCTTATGATGAATAAGAATGTTCTTTACATTACACTTGAAATGAGTGAAGAAAGAATTGCAGAAAGAATAGATGCAAACATCCTTAACATTCCGATGAAGGAAATACCTGACTTATCTAAAAAGATGTATAGTAAAAAGATCGATAAGATTAAAGATAAGACCAAGGGTAAATTAATTGTTAAGGAATACCCAACCGCTGCAGCTCATGTTGGACACTTTAGACATCTAATACAAGAATTAGGTATTAAGAAAGATTTTAAACCTGATGTTATCTTTATAGATTATCTAAACATTTGTGCATCAAATAGAATTAGGCCAGGCCAAGGTGCAAACTCATATACATTAGTTAAGAGTATTGCAGAAGAATTAAGAGGACTTGCAGTGGAATATGATGTTCCAATTATGAGTGCAACTCAAACCACAAGAGCTGGTTTTGGGTCAACAGATATAGATTTAACAGACACTTCCGAATCATTTGGATTACCAGCAACAGCAGATTTTATGTTTGCAATGATTACATCCGATGAGTTAGAAGAGTTAGACCAAATGGTTATTAAACAATTAAAAAATAGGTATAATGACCCTACCATATTCAAAAGATTTGTAATTGGTATTGATCGAAGTCGTATGAAGTTATACGACTGTGAACAAGAGGCTCAGGAAGAGTTAATTGATTCGGCAATAGAAGATGATAATGAGACACCAGTTTTTGATAGAGGTAAAAATGAAAAATATAAAAACTTTAATTACACTCAGTAGTGTATTAATTATAACAGCTTGTGGGGGTGGAAGTTCAGTAGAATTTGATGAACCAACAATCACATCACAAGGGTTTACAGCCACGATTGCACCAACATCCCAATACATCTTACAAACAAAGGTGATTGATGGATATATTAGTGGTGCAAATGTTTACATAGACTTTAACTGGAATCTTGTTCAAGATGAGGGTGAACCCAGTGCAACGGAAGACTTAGCAAACGAGGAATACTATTTTATTGAATCTCAGTTCATTTTAGTGGATGATTATACATTAGCATGTGCAAATCTGCGTCCAAGGGTTGCAGAAGTGCCTGTAGGAGCCACAGATAGCGTCAGAGGGACGGTTGAAAATGCCTATACTATGATGTATTTCCCTTATAATAATTCGTCAGAGAGGGCAAATATAACGCCTTTTACGACACTTTTTACCCAATATATAGTTGACTCCCTTACTAATAGTATTTCAGTAGAAAATGGGTGTCAAACAGCTGCAAATAATATAGGATCACAGGTCTCATCTAAGATAGATGATGTCATGTTTGATCTACAAAATCAGTATTATATCAATCCAGCAGACTTTTATGAGGATTTTATAGCATCCGAAGATACTGAAAAACAAGAAATTGGTGAGAAGATCGTGGATTTTCTAACCACATCAAGTAAGATCGAAGAAATAGTCGGAGATCACTACAATTTAAACATGATTTCAATGGTATCTGATAACCTAGTAGATACTATACTCACAAATACACCGTTTACTACGATTACTTTTGACATTTATAATGATTCAGAAGGAACATCGGTTGGTGATACTTTTTTCTTTCAACGAGAACATAGTATTAGAGAATTAGTTGCAAACCAAACTGGTCAAATATTAGACTCAGATAGTAATCCAATAGAGATTACCTTAGAGAATATTCAAGCTAATGCAAATGTCCATGTATCAGAGAGTTATATCTCTTATGAATTACTAGACAATGAGACTGTAAGAATAGGGATTGACAGTATCAATGGGGTTGTAGAGGCCATTGTTCATTTTACACCAAATAATCAAACATCTTGTAGACATGGTTATACAATACGCGGTGATAGTAGATTTGTCGAGGACTTATGTCTTTCTTCTAACCAACTGTTTGATTTTAGAATACACAACACGGACAACACTGCATTTAGTTTTACTGAGGTTATGAACAATAGAGACCCTTATCAATTAATAGATATGCACACTACCCTTGTAGATTTGAACACAACTATTCAAGATAGAGATAATTTTGTAAATTCTTATCATACACATCATGATGTTGTGCAATATACACTGGGTGATTGGACTTATACTTATAATGGTCAGACTGAAATGTGTGAGAATATAACATTTGATGGAACAAACTTTATAGTTAATGTAAAAGAATTTGGTTATTCGGCCTATCTGACATGCCTAAATAATATGTAACATTATGATTTTGGTATTGCAATGGGTAGAAATTTAAAAGGGAATGAAGTTATTGATATAATAACTCGTAAGGTCGAGTTAAAAAAAGCCTTACGCAATGCAAAACTAAAAGAAGATAAAATTCAAATCAAACTAATCAGTAAAAAAATGTCTGAATTAGATGATGATTTACACTCTCGACCACTCTCAAAAACATAAATAACAGTATTACCACACAATTTAGGGGAAATACAAATGGGAGCATGGGCAACAGAAATCCAACAATTCACAGACAATCTAGTGACATTGAACACGACTAAAACACAACTTGATGGAATAGTAACCTTTTTCACAAACTTACCTGCTGGAACAACAAAAGAAGAATTGTCTACAGCACTTACTAATTCTACTAATAGGAATGATTCAGAATTTCCTAACGCGAGGGATGAAGAGGTAGAAAGTTATGATACTTGGGATGCAGATCAGGCAGCAGTTGATGCACATATAGCTGCAAGGTTAACTAAGTTTACTACGGCACAGACTGAAATTAATACAGAAATTGCTAGAGTCACAGCACAAAAGGTAGAAGTGGAAGAGAAAGAAGCGGGAACACACGCACAATCCAATCATCAACCTTTATAGTCATTTAAAATCATAAATAGTAGACAGACACATTAAAAGCGTGTATAATCTACTATTATGGCAGCGAAAAATTTACATTTAGAACATTTAGAAGACGAAATCATTAATCAAGGTATTGATGGTGGGCGTGGTTCTATATTTTTTCTTCAAGGTCTTAGAGACATGTTGAAGGGTAGAACTAACGACAAAGTCAACATGACAGTTAAATGGGATGGAGCTCCAGCGTTGATTGTAGGTAAACATCCCGAAACTAATCAGTTCTTTGTTGCAAAGAAATCTCTATTCACTAAAGAACCTAAGTTCTATACATCCGAACAACAGATCAAAGATGCAAAAGAGTTAAGTGGTGATCTTGAAACTAAATTCTTAGAAGCATTCAAACACCTTTCAAAACTATCTTTTAAAAATATCCTTCAAGGGGACTTAATGTTCACCAGTGGAGATAAGAAAAAGAAGAAAATTGATGGTGTTAGTTGTGTCACTTTCCAACCTAACACTATTTTCTATGCAGTTGATGTTAATTCTGCATTAGGAAAACAAATATCAGCTGCAAAATTTGGTATAGTCTTTCACACTACTTACAGTGGGTCAACAATCGAAGGATTAGGTGCATCATTTGGTGCAAACATTAAAGGTCTAGGACACAGTTCAGATGTATGGGTTGATGATGCAACTTATAAAGATATGAGTGGAAACGCATCTATGACTGCAAAAGAGACACTTAAATTAACTCAGGAGTTATCAACAGTGGGTAAAGCATTCCATGGTATCACTGCAAAAGACTTGGGTAAGTTTAGAGACCTTCAAAATACGATTGCCACAAAAGGTGCTGGTGCATCATATAAAACATATATTAATTCACAAATTAGGGGTGGGACTTTTAAACCCACAGCGGATGGTTATCTTCAACACTTTGAATCTTATTGGGCTGATAAAGTGGTTGCAAAACTTAAAACACAAAAACATAAAGATTTAAAACAAGAGATCGGTGAACAGATTTATAATGATCTGAGAGGTCTTAAAAAATTCTTAACAAATCTGACAATCTTTCAGGCACATATTGTTAGTGCAAAACAGATTATTATCGTTGCCCTAAATAGAGTTAAGTCCATAGGAACATTTAATAAAACTGATAAAGGATTTGTTGCAGTAAATCCTGAGGGATATGTGGCAATAAACTTAGAATCAGGAAAAGCAGTTAAACTCGTTGACAGAATGGAGTTTGCATTTAATAACTTCACTGCAGCTAAACAGTGGGATAAGTAATGAAGAAATTTAGTAAATTCTTAACCGAAGGAAAAGATAAAGGTGCAGTGTTTACTTTTGGTAGATTTAATCCACCAACAGTAGGACATGGAAAACTCGTTGATAAATTACTCAAAGCAACTAAAGGTGGATACAAACCTGTTATCTATACCTCACATACCGAAGACCCAAGAAAAAATCCACTGAAATATAAAGACAAGATTAAATGGCTACGCAAATTCTTTAAAAAAGTGACAGTTGTTAACACTACCGCAAGAACAATCTTTGATATTGTTACAGATTTACACGATAAAGGATTCAATCATATCCGTATGATTGTAGGTTCAGATAGAGTTGGAGAGTTTGATAAACTTATTAACACTTACAATGGTAAATACGGAAGACATGGACACTACAATTTTGACAAAATAGAGGTTATCTCAGCAGGTGAACGCGATCCTGATGCAGATGATGTCAGTGGAATGAGTGCATCAAAAATGAGAATGTTTGCAGATAAGGGTGATTTCGATGAATTTTCAAAAGGTGTTCCATCTAACAATAAAAAAGATGCCGAAGGCCTATGGAAAGATGTTCGTAAAGGAATGGGTATTCGTGAAGAAACTATACCTGATTACATTTATGAAGATTTAATATCAGAAGGTGTTTATGATGCTGGAATCTTCAAGGCAGTCTTTTTGATGGGTGGGCCAGGCAGTGGTAAAACTGCAGTGGTTAAAGCATTAGCTTTAAAAGCATTAGGACTTAAATTGATTAATACTGATTCTGCATTTGAGTCAGAATTAAAGAAAGCAGGACATTCTCTTGATCTAAGAACTATGGATGCAGATATTAGAGACCCTATTCGTAAAAAGGCAAAGAGAATGACAGGTAAAAGTCTAGATATGTATATTCAAGGTAGACTTGGTTTAATCTTTGACACTACCAGTGCAAAAGCATCTAAAATTAAAGCATATAAAAGAAGTTTGGACTATCTTGGATATGAATCTAAAATGATTTATGTAAGAACTTCCCTTGCAAATGCACAAGCAAGAAATGCAGAACGAGCAAGAAAACTTCCCGAAAAAATAGTTCAAAAGGACTGGGAAAATGCAAATAAAAATGCAACCTATTTTAAAGGAATGTTTGGTGCAGATTTTGTTGAAGTATTGAATGATGACACTTATGCAGATTTAAAGAAAAAGGCGTCTCAACTTTATAGTAGAATGTTAGGATGGACTACACAATTCCCAAATAACAAATCCGCTCTTGCATGGAAGCAACGAGAGTTACTTATGAAAAAACATAAATAGTATTATGTCCCAAATAGAAAAAATCAGAGATCAAGTTAGAGATATTTCAGAAGATGATATAGAGGTTATCTTTCGAAAGTATCCTATAAAGACTCCTGCTCATCCAACCACATTTAAAGAAATAGTGGAAGGTGCAGCCGAAGCAGCTATGCTCAAAGCAAAACAAGCGGACGAAATAGAAAAACAAAAAGATGCACACGAAAAAGAAGTCGAAGCACTTAAAGATCGTCATGAAAGACAAAACGAAAGACAAGCTGGTCTTGATGCAAAAGAAACAGAAGATGATGCAATAAGAAAACAAAGGGAAGCTGATAGAAAAGCAGCCGAGAAAGCAAATAAAAGTGAATCACTTGAAGAAACACCTTTAGTTATGCCAAATGAAATACAGGCAGACCAAGCCATTGCCGATAAGTTGTTAGCACAATTACGGAAAGCTAATTGGAATAAAAAAGTAAAGATGGCAAAAGCTTTTGGTATTAAACTTTCTAAAAGAGGAAAGGCTTATCAAATAGAGGGATTAATACCCGAATTTCATTCTAAAATGCCTGAGAAGATCAGAGTTCGAATACTTCAACACATGAACAAACTTATGGATTTACCATACGGTTCTATTGCATTTAAAAAAGAGAAGAAAGAAATGGAAGCTCTCCAAAAGAAATATGCAATTAAGGCAGAAGAAAGAAATTACAAAAAAGAATACGAAAATTATCATGGTAAGAAAGAACAGATTGCTCGGCGATCTAAACGGAATGAAGCTCGAAGATCATTAAAGAATAGAAAAGACATTGAAGGAAAGGATGTGCATCATAAGGATAACAATCCTATGAACAACGATAAATCTAATCTTTCTATTGTATCACAACACTTTAACAGAAGAGAACCAAGGTTAAGAGAAGGTGTTGATGGTGATGCAATGATTGATCTCATGCAGAAGTATCTCATGACGAAGGATAAGAGAGAAAAAAAGACTCTATTAAAACAAATCAATAGGTATCAAAAGAAATTAGGACTTAAAATAACAGAGGAATTGGGTAAGGGTGCAACCGTAGATGACTATATTAAAGATTTTTTAGATTCAGACTCACCACAGTTTGTTGGTAAATCTAAAGATAAAATCATTCAGATGGCAGTTGCAGCTTTTAAATCCGATAAATAGTATTATGACAGGAAATAAAACAGATAACGGTGTATTAGAAGTGGGAACTGATGAAGTCAGAGTGTCTTACTCAGAAGATACGCCAGGCCAATATGTCGATGCGTTCATTAAAGAACAAGAAAAGGCATTCCACGAACAAGAGAAGAAAGTGAAAAAGAATTTCTCCTCAGTATTCCAAAATCCGTTAAAAGGATTCCCTTATAACGAAGAAATCATAGTCAAACCTCTACAAGAAACTAATTGGGGATATGTATTCTACAATAAGAAATCTTTAGACAAGTTCCTTGCAGACCCATATATCAAAAGTGTGACAAAAAAAGTTACGATAGACAAAGCAAAATTCAGAGGTGGTAAGAGTGGATTTGATGTTGGTATTGAATCAGATGCAGATTTAGGTCTTAATCCTTTAGCCAAAAAAGTAGAAAAGATTAAGAAGAAATACGGAAGGTCTGGCGTTGATTATGCTCATGTTGAACATGACGGTGAATCAATATTAGAAGCTAATCTTCAAGAAGGCACATGGGCAGTTCCAGATTCATACAAAAAACTTTACAACTTACAAGTAGGTTTCTTAACTAATAAAAAGGCAGCTACTGAACTTAATTCAAGAAAACTTTTAGTAGACCTATATGGTATTTTTGGTGATGATTCATTATATGATGATGTCGGAGAATATATTGACACTCCCAATCCTAAATTTGATTTAAGAGATTTACTTGTCAAACACTTAAAACCTTTTGGAATTAAAATCAATAATAGCTACAAAATAACTCATGCTCCAGAAGAGTGGATTGATAATCTAGGAAAATCAGAATCAAAAATTGAAGAAAGACTTATCGAAGGAATGCCAAGAAGAGGTAGAGGAAACATCAAAAAACCTAAAGGGAAAATGGTTTCTTTTGTAATGAGAAAAGAAAATAAGGAGAAAGAAGCAGTGACAGAAGGAAAATACCTTAGATACTCAGACCTTCTACTCAAGAAAGCAAGAGAAATGGATGCAATCGATAAAGCTCAAGACAAGTCAGGAGTCAAAAACCCTTCATTAAATGCTATTAAAAAAATCAACAAAGAGATTGAGAAAGAGATGAAGAAACTTGGTATCAAAGAAGCAAAACAATCATTTGAAGAGTGGCAAGAAGCTAAATCTAAAATGAGTGGTTCTAAATTGACTGGTGCTGAGATTAGTTCCTACTTTAGAAAACATAAAGTCAGAGATAAGACTGTCAGGAAAGCAGTAGAAATTGCACTTGATCACGGTGGTGCAATGAACTATGCAATCAAACAAATCGAAAAACTTAAAAGAGGTCTTTCTAAACATAAAGATGTAGAGAAAGCACTTGAAGTTGCAAACTTTGGTGAACATGTATCAGAACAAGATGTTGAAAAATTCTTTGGTTTCTTTACAGAAAATTTAAACGAAGAAACTGCATTCCAAACAATGCAAGATATAGTCAAGAACAAACAAGCACAAAAGATTAAAGGTGTAATGGTTGATATGTTTACTGCAAGTGTTGTAGTTCAAGCATACAATAAAGTCAATGATTCAAACAAAAAGAAAATCGAAAAAGCAAATCTTGATGTGCTAGTTAAACTTGCACATAAAGTTATGGGTATGAAAGAAGAGATTGATCTAAACTTTATAACTGCCAGTTTAGAAGAAGCTCCAGTATTACCATCCACACAAGCAGGTCAAATGCAAGGTGATCATTCAATCGAAGACGGTGTTAGAAAGTATGAAGAGGTAATCAATAAACAATATCAATCAGGTCGATTCGCAAAATTACACAAAGAAAGAGGATCGAAAGTCGTAGCAAGAAAAGCAAGTAAGTATTATCGTGTTGAAAATCATGAAATGGGTAAAGCAGGTTCTATTCACGCATTCATAGAAATTTCAACAGGTGATATATTTAAACCAGCAAGTTTTAAAGCTCCCGCTAAAGGTGCAAGAGGTAATGTAACAGATCAAAGATACATAGACTATGTTGCAAAATATCCTGATGCTTATTACGGCGGTCATTTATACAAATAGGTAACTAAAATGGGAAATTATTGGCAAGAATTAAAAGAACTCGACAAGAAATATCAATGGGATCACCGAAAAGGTGCTGAATTTAAGTTCAAACAAAAAGGACGAGATAACTACGAAGGTGAAGGTAAAGCTAAAGGGGTTACAGTCTCATGGTCTAAGGGTGCAAATCATGTTATAAATATATCAGGAAAAGCTGATAAAAAACTGGTCGATAAAGTTATTGCACACTTCGCTGGTCAAAGAATTATTAAAGTCAACGGTAAAGTTGTTGATAAAGGTAGAAAAAACATTTCAAAAGATGGTGATTACACCACATATAGGCCTGGCTGGCAAAAAGACTGGGCGGTCTAACATATAATTAGGAGAGTGAAGTTGGAAGACAACTTAGCATACACTGAAACAGTCCATACCAAACACGGAACGGATAGGAAATATCGTATATTAACCTTCAAAGAAGAAATAAAATGGCACCGTTCCAACTCAATCCAAACTATACACATATTACAAGGCAGTGGGTGGCAACTCGAATTAAGAGAAGACACGCCCATTAAATTAGAAGTAGGTAAAGACTACTCATTATCATCAAGAGGAGCATGTAGATTGATTAAAGGACTAGATAAGTTAGTTCTAAGAGTGGAAGAGTTATTTCAACCACAGACAAGTAATCCAATCTTATAAATAATACTATGAGTTACAAATCAGAAAACTGGAAAGACAAATTAGAGGAAGTTCGGGCTTTTACTATACAGGAAGAAAAACCTGTAGAAGTTAAAGAAGAAAAATCTCAAGTAGATGAAGAAATCGAATTATTACTTCAAGAGATAGACGAAAAAGCCGAAGTTTGTCCAACTTGCAACCATGAATTGAATGAAGGTCGTGCCTTATCTCTAGATCAGATTAAAAAGAAATTCAAGAGAGATATTGCTAAACTTGGTGGGAATTTACCAAAATTCAGAAGTCCTTTAGAGATGGCATTGTTGAGACATGCTTATGAGAAAGGTTTAATTAAGACTGATGATCCTGATCATGCAGATCATGTTCTTGATGGCTTGTTAGATGATATGGATGAAGGTGTTGTTAAGGAAGTTGAGGAAGTTAAAGAAGAAAAGATTTCAGTTGAAAAAACTGTAGAAAAACTCACTGAAAAAAACATGTTGGGTAGACTTGCAAAACAGTTAAGACTCAATGAACAAGGTAAACAACAGATGTTTGATTATTTTGAGAATGGAAGTCTGAAACAGTGAACTACTGGCAAGAGTTAAAAGAAAGAAATATCTTGCAAGAAGATAATATCACTATAATGGACATAGACCCTAAGGTAAAGGACGATTTATTAAAGGCTTTAAAGAAAGCAGAAAGGAAAATGGGTAGAGGTGCAGATGTAATGGACGATGGTGATTCTATTGAAATTAAAAATATTCATCCAGTTTGGGGTGGATCAGAAATAGAAAAAGTATTATCTAAAATGAGAATTAAACCAAATGATGTTGATATAAGGACAGCAAGATGAATATAAAAGATTTACCACAAGGATTAATAGATTCAGTAAGAGATTTACTGAATTACCAAGAAGAAACTGGTGATAAAGCAGAATATCAGAAGTTTTTTCAGTCAGCATTAAAAAAGTTTGGTGTTGAGTCTCCTGCCGAGTTAAAAGGGGACAAAGAAAAAGAATTTTACGACTATATCGACAAGAACTGGAAAGGCGATAAAGAGTCGGACTAACCATCATGGATCGCGTAGATGCAAGATATAGGGTCTTTAAAGAAAAGCTTAAGAAATTAGGTTACATTAAAGATCAAGCACTTAAAGTGCGACAAATGATGGAAGTTGTTGCAGATTTCGGAATGATGTCCGATGCAGGCAATAAAAAAGTTGCGAGAGCAGTTTCCCAGTCAAAGACTGAAAAGGATTTGAGGGCAAAGTTAGATAAAATATCTACAATGGCAGGTGGGAAATACTCGGAAGCAAGTGATGATGATATTATTGATCGTGCCTTAATGGCAATGAGCAGTAAAGCATCAGGGATACAGTTAAGACCTGATGCAAACATGTTTATGCAGTTGAAAGGTTTTGAGGACTTGAAAAAGGACGCAGAAATTAGAACTGATGACATGAAGAAAACGAAGATCAAGTGGAAAGAGGCAGTCCAAGTTTATCACGCTTTAGACAGTCTTAAACCACAGGAACGGTCTAAATATGTAAGACTGCTCCAAAAGGATCAGAGAACATTTAAAAAAACTTTCAATTTTATATTGAAACAATGGAGAGGATAGAAAAATGGCATTATGGGGAATATCAGACGCTGACGAAGCAAAACCTAAATATTTGTCAGCAACAGATAAATCAAACACTTTCGCATCAGCCGCTGGTTGGGTGCTAAGAAAGGTTGTAGGGGCAAGAGTCCAAGAGGAACTTTTAGTTGCTGTTGGAAGTAATACAGGTCTTGCAACAGATTTAGGTCAAGCAGACATTTCTGCTATAGATTGGGTTTCAACAGCATGGGATGTCTCAGCTGGTGGAACATTATCTGCAACTGTAAGTTATAACGAAGCTGTGACCGTAACAGGTTCACCTACTTTATCAGTTACCAATGGTAACGAAGGTAGTGGATCAGGTAGAGGGCCACATGTCTTAGTATACGCATCAGGTTCAACAACTAACCAACTCACTTTCTCATTAGTAATCGGAGCAGGTAATGCTGCTATCGCTGCTGATGATGTATTGAGTTTTGGTGCAAATGCTGTAGCCCACGCAGGTGGTTCAACAATAGTAGATACAGTTGGTGGTGGAAACGCAACCATTACTTCTGCTGCTGGAATCGGAACACTTGCTGGATCACTAACAGCTGTAGCATAATCGGAACTTAGACCATGAAAACAAAGGTTATAGGCTCTGAAGCAGCTTGTGGAACATCGACTACAAACGGTTCGAACTTTGGTTCGACTGTAGTCAGGTTATATAACTCAGGGGCAACCGATAGGGTTGTTTCTGTAGAAACAGCTGCAAATGTATTAATAGGAACATTTACACTTAAAGCAGGAACAGTGGAGTTTGTTGATAAAACAGCTTCTGATGAAGTATTCGCTGCACATGCAGAAGTGTTAGGTGTTGGTGTTGCTACTACAACTTAGGAAAAACAATGAAAAAATTTAGTCAATTTATAGAAGAACAATACGGACATCAAGAAGATGCTGGACTATCCTCTCAGCATGTTCCTCACGATATTGATGATCCTGATGTTCAAAGAAAAATAAACGCAATTCTAGGTCATACTGCAAGTTCAGAATATATGACACCTGAGGCTGCAATCGGTCAAATGGAAGCAAAACTTTCATTACTCGGTTTAGCTCCTCAAGATGGTGACAGAGAATTTAGTGAAAGTGGAACATTAGATATTCAAATGTCAAGATACGGTGACATCACAGGTAAATCAGTAGATACACCTTTTGATGAAATCGAACATGAATCAAGAAATTATACCTTATCAGTTAAATACGAACAATTAGAAACTGGCAGTTATAAAGTTTACGCAAACTTTTCTTAATTTTTGGGTCATTCCTGACCCACTAAATATCTTTATATCATGACTATTGTGTTTGACAAACTCACCGCGAAGAATTTTCAGGCTTATGCCTTAAACAACTACGATGATCCTCAGTGCATCGACATTGATGACTTTCAAGAGGATGTTCGTAGATTTAGATACCTCAAACGACTACTCCACAGATACCATGAAAATGGTGAACTGAGAGAACGGTTAATGTTAAACCACCTAATAACACTCTTCAATGTATTTGGATTTGATCCATGTATGAGGATGTTACAATTCAAAATAAATGAAGACAGTTATTGGTCTTCTATCAAAACTATGTTGTTATATCTCGGTTATATCGGGGAAGACTGGGAAACAGATATACCAATAGATGATGTTCTTGCACAAAGATTAAGAGAACTATAAGCTGGTGTAGCTCAGTTGGCCAGAGCAGGGGTTTTGTAAACCTCAGGTCGTCAGTTCGAATCTGACCACCAGCTCCACCATTCATTTCACATAAATAGATATATGAGAGTTATAGACACACTAATTGTATTCAGAATACTCAAGATGTTAACAACACCTTGGGAAAAACAATCTGCATACAAACTTGGGTTCATTGATAAGACTGGGAAACGGATTAAAAGTAAAGCACATCCCGAAAATAAAAATCAATTAATTCCAAATAAACCTAAAACATCGGAAGAAAAGGCATCTTTGACACCTTTACATAGGTTAGTCTTTAACTTGAAAAAAATAATAAACAAAGTTCCGTTTGGAAAAACAGCATTCGCCTCTTATGCAGTTGCACTTGCACTGTTAAAAGAAGAAGCAGAAATGGATGAAGATCAAATGAATGAACTATGTGAAAAGTTTTATCGTTATCTAAAAGACAATGATATTCTTAAAGCCCACATGATTACAGAAATTAATGAATTACCTGTAGTTGGGACAGGAATTAAATATCGATTTAGACGACCATTAGAACAAAACAACAAGATTTATCCACTTAAAGGAGAGATAGAAGTTGTTGCAGAACATAGTAATATTTTTGGTATTAATTTATATGTTGGTTTTTCACAAAATGAGAGGGTATTGGTAACAGCAGATGACTTATATTAAAACATTTAAACAATTTAACGAAGGGTATTTTTCAAAGATCGCTGCAGACATTGAAGATGGCTTGAATCTAAACAAGATCGCAAAGAAATATGGTGTTGATCTTAAACAAGTCAAACAATGGGCAGCAGAGTGGAAGAAAACACAGTTAGCAATGGGTGAAGAAGCACCTATAAATGCAACAGGGGCTGCTGTATCTACAGATAAACCTATAGTAAGAAAGAAAAAACAGTATGAGATTTGGAAAAGAGCTGCCTTAGAGAAATAACTATATTATGAACAAGTTTCTGAATTACCTTGCATTGGTGAGTTCAATCGGAATTGCTGGAATCGCAGCATACTTTTCGGTTATTGGTCTTGCTACAATATTTGCTGGAGCATATCTAGGTGTTGTCATTATGACAGGTGCCTTAGAGTTCGGTAAACTTGTCACCGCTGCATACTTACATTTGAAATGGGATATACTTGGAAAACAAAAGTATTATCTTGCATTTTCAGTTGTAGTTCTCATGTTCATTACTTCACTGGGTATTTTTGGATACCTTGCCAAGGCATCCTCAGACACTTCTTATGCTACTCAAGCTGCACAAGCAGAAGCAGATCGATTCACCACTCAAATTCAAAGAGAAGAAAATAAAATAGAGACACTTACAGTCAGACTTGATACACTTGGTGGTGGTCAATTTGACATAACAGAAAGTGTTTCTGCACAGGAAGACATAAGAAATGGTGCATGGGACAGGGTTCAAGGTGATATAGACTATGCACAGGGACAGATAGATGATATTCGTGAAAGATATAACACTTCAATATCTGCACTTGATCAAATAGTTCAAAGTTATACAGAACAAGGAACAGTCACCACAGGTAGTGCATTCAATAGAGACATTACAGACAATGTTGCACTGGGTGTTCAAGTAAGAGAAGAACAACAACCCGAAAGAGATAGATTAAGACAGGATACAAATGAACAAATTTCCCTGTTTCAAGATCAGATAGATGACTATAGAGAACAAGCCCAAGACACTATTGACACTTCAAACACCGAAATAAGGCGACTTCAAAACTTAAATAATTCTGCACAGGATGAGGTAATTGTAAAGTCAGAAGAAATCAATACGGAAATTGACGAGATTTATGATGTAATAAGTGGACTAAGAGATGAACGATTCGTATATGAACAGGAGATTCTAGGGTTTGAGAAGGAAGTTGGCCCAGTTAAATATGTTGCAGAAGTTATCTATGGGCAAGAGGAAAGTGTCAACCGTATTGACAATGCGATTAGATGGGTCATTTTTGCAATTATTTTTGTGTTTGATCCACTAGCAGTGTTATTATTAATTAGTTCAACAGGATTAATTGCAAAACCTATGGGGACTAAACAACCACCAGTGGTTGAGAATAGATATGTGATTCAAGTCCCAAAAGATAGACTTCCAAACATAAATAAAGATAAATAACCATATAACAATATAATTTGGAGAAACCCATGGCAGACGAAGAATCAAGAAATCTTACAACAGAAGAAGCTGTAGCTGAACTGAAACAAAAGATAGAAGATTTAGAAGTTCCTTCATTCTCGGATGATTTAGAAGGCGAAGCAAAAGAAATGGCTCAGAAATCGAAAGATGAGGCAATGGTTCTATATGACGCAGATGTTGCTAATTTAGAATCTAAAATCTTGCTTGTTGAATCTGAACCCGAAATTGCACCTTTATCAGAAGGTGGAAATGAAGATGGCGAATCTGATTCAGACGAAATTGCACCTTTAACAGAAGGTGGTAATGAGTATGGAGAGGAAGGCCCACCTGTATCAGACGAAAGTCCTGATATGGTAAAAGAAGACTAAAACCCTCTTGTAAATACCTCTAAATCATAGTATAATAGTATAATGCTATGGTTAGAAAGAAAATATCTTTCTATGTGTATAGCCCATCTAGGGCATGCAAAATGGAAAAATGAGAACACATTAAATCACAGATGTCCCTATTGTGGAGATTCAAAAAAGAATCAATACAAGTCAAGGGGATACCATTTTGTGGTGGAACAAAACTTTGTTTATAAGTGCCATAATTGTGGTAAAGCAACCTCATCTGTTCATTTTATGAAGGATCATTTCCCTACAATTCATAGGGAATACCTTAAAGAATGGTTGAAAGAACAGGGTGTAAAACCTAAGGAAAAAAAGTTACTTTCAGCCAATGAATACAAGTTTACTCCGCAACAAGATTTACTAAATATCAGTGTCGAAACACTCAAAGCAGTCTGTTGGCCAGCATGGGATAAGATTGTCTCTAGAGAGTTTCTTCAAAATAGAAAGATTCCTGATGAAAAAATAAAAGAACTTTGGTATGTCGATAATTCACAACATTTGTCAAATTTATCGAAGAAATATAAAGACCGAGTTCTAGGAAACGACCCAAGAATCGTATTGCCATTCTTTGCAGAGAATGGGGAATTAGTTGGAGTATCAGGTAGAGCAATGAATGACTCACCACTTAGATACTTAACAATGAAATTCCTAGATGATGTTTCACTTATCTACAACCTTAATAAAGTGGACAAAACAAAAACGATCTATGTGACAGAAGGGCCAATAGATAGTTTATTCCTACCAAATAGTATTGCAGTCGGTGGTAGTGACTTTAAAAAATTAGACGATAGTATCAAAGACAATGCAGTAATCATTTTTGACAATGAACCTCGTAGTAAAGAAATAATTAAAAAACTAGAAGAGGTTATTGATCTTGGTTACAGGGTTGTAATTTGGCATAACAAAAGAGTGAATGGGTTAAAAGATATAAATGATATGATTATGGATGGGTTAAGTCAAACTAATGTTTTAGATATTATCAATACTTCAATATTTGATGGTCTTTCAGCTAAACTGAAATTGATGGAGTATAAGAAAACATGAATCATGACATGAAGGTAGTCAAGTCTGATGGTAAAAGAGTTGATATTGATTTAGATAAGATTCATATAATGGTAGAAAAAGCTTGTAGAGGAATTACAGGTGTAAGTGAATCATTAGTAGAAATGAACAGTGGACTGCAATTTTATGATGACATCACAACAAAAGAAATTCAAAAGATTTTAGTTAAGTCTGCATCAGACCTAATTTCACTAGACAACCCAAATTATCAATTTGTAGCTGCAAGACTTTTATTGTTTGCAATACAAAAACAGGTGTTTAACACCAAGTGGAAGGATTCAGAAATTTATCCACCATTGTTAGACATTATAAAAAAGAACATTAAGTTAAATGTTTATGATGAAACTATATTGAAACAATATTCTACGGAAGAAATTAGTCAATTAGATTCATACATTAAACATGGAAGAGATTTAGATTTTACTTATGCTGGTCTTCAACAAGTTGTAGACAAGTATTTGGTTCAAGACAGATCAACACTGCATGTATTTGAGACACCTCAGTTCATGTATATGTTAATTGCAATGACACTCTTTAACAAATATGATAAAGAGAATCGTATCGATTATATTAAACGATACTATGACGCAGTTTCAACATTTAAAATTAG